GATTTATTTTCGTTGTTGCAGCTTTTTCAGTATTCAAGTAGTCACCCCCTAATCCTTCTGATAATAGCTGCACTCATATGCATCAGCTCTCAAAGGTAATCCTTTAGCCCAGGGAATTTCTTGTCCCATAATATTTGCTATCGTCTCTAACTCTTCACTATTTTTAGGTACCTCTATTACTAGCTCGTCATGAACGTGCATTACTATTTCATAACCTGCCTTATCTAATTGGAGCATAGAATAAGCTAGACAGTCTCTGGCTGTAGCCTGTACTATGTTCTCTACCAATTTACCACCGTAGGTATCAATCTGCCCCCATTTCCTAGAAGTAGAATTCATACCCTCAAATACGATTTTCTTTTTACCTGGGAATTTGTCATGATCCGTTAATCTTGGTTTTGGGTAAGCTAGCCTTCTTCCACTAGGTAGCTCTATAAATAGAATTCCACTTTTGTAAATAACCTTAATGTATTGATTGATGTGTACTGTTGACCTGTTTTCTATGGCTTCCATTATTTTGTTTTCTGTGTCGTACCAAAACTTTACTATCCTAGAATTTTTACTTCTCCAAGTATCTACTAAAGGCTTTAATTCTTCCTCTGCTAATCCCATTTTCAAAGCCCCCATGGATTTTAAAGCCCCAACAGATCCTTGATAGCCCAAAGCTAATTCTGCTACTTTCCCTTTCTGCCTTAAATCACTACCTTTATGAATTTCTTCTATAGGTACATTAAACATTTGACTAGCTGAAGCTTCATATATCTTTCCATGTGAATTAAATACATCAAGTCTCCATCTCTCCCCAGCAAGCCAAGCAATAACCCTTGCTTCTATTGCACTAAAGTCACTCACTATAAACTTCTTACCAGGACTAGGAACTATAGTAGGCCTTATACACTGACTTAAAATATCAGATGGATTATCATACATCATTTCAAGTAGTTCTAAATCTCCGTTTTTCACCATATCCCTAGCAGTATCTAAGTCTGATATATGATTCTGAGGAAGATTCTGAACCTGTATTAACCTTCCGGCCCATCTGCCAGTACTAGCCCCATAGAATTGTAAAAGTCCCCTAGCTCTACCATCTTTACAAGCTACATCAATCATCTTCCTATACTTAGATATAGAAGTTTTAGATAATGCCTGCCTAATTTCTAAAGCTTTCAATACATCTGGATAATTGATAAATTTTTTTTGTAAACTATCCATATTACCTTTAGTAATGCTTTTTACTTCCTTACCAGTTCTAGTCTTAATGAAATTCTTAAGTTCAGGTAAGCTATTAGGATTATCTAAGCCCGTTACTTCTTTGTATATCTTAGTTAGTCTTTCAGTTTGTTCTAAGTCTATTGATATAGCATTTTCAGCCATATCTAAATCTATTAATACTCCTCTATCATTTATCTTCTGATCTAACTCATATAGTGTCCTTTCCTGTTTCATAGTTTCAAACCTATCTAGCTTTCTTCTTACATCTCTTTCAACCTCAACATCTCGAATACAATATTCTTTAAACTGTTCCCATTCTTCAGGCATATCCTGAGGTAATACTCTTTCCGATTGCTTAAACATAGCTATTTGATTTTTATTTTTTCTTTGAGGTTTAGGGCTACAAAACAACTTGATAAGCTTTTTACCTATAGCTAGTTTTTGTTTGTCTTCAGGTAGTCCTACTATCTGGCCAACATTTGCTAGGTTACCAGTAATACCTAAGGACCAAGCCTTAACCATAGTACAATCCCAATTCACAGTTTCAATATTGAAGTGCCTATTTAAGGCTACCCTCTCAAATTGAGCATTGAAAGCGGACTTTACGACATTTTTGTCTAAAAGTGCTTTCAGAACTCTATCAGGTAATTTTTCGCCACTCTCAAAATCTATAATTTTTACATCTTCATCATCAAAGGCATAAGCAAATAATAGGATTTTGAATTTTTCGGAGTCCACATATTTGTAGACTCCGTTTTCAGTTAGATTAATGTCTGAGTATGTCTCAATGTCTATTGCTAAAGTAGTCAATCTTATCAGCTCCTATTAGCTTAAGAAATCATCTTCAACATCTACTTCTTCAAATTCAAAGTCTTCTTCAGCTGTAGAGCCTCCGCCTAATCTTTCTCCATCTGCTACCTTCTGGATATTACCTAAGCCACAGGCAATCCCTTTATTTCCGCTTGCATTGAACCCGTAGAAGTTAATACTTACTCTTGCATAACATCCTGAATAAACTTCATCTTCACCTAATCGAATAGCTTTACCAGTAGATCTGTCTTTTTCTGTACTTACAACTGCTGGAGCTTTAGTTGAGTTCGCATTAACAAAATAACTATTTGCATACGCTTCATCATCTGGTCTTTCCTCGTCTCCATCTCTTAAAGGTGTTTTTAAGTTAGCAGGTATTTTACCATTCCATTTACCTTTATCTCTTTCCTTAGCATTTTCTATAGCTTGTTTGATTGTTTCTACCATCTGAGTATCTTCCTTAGGGATTATTAAAGATACTGAATACTTTGGTTCGCTTCCATTTATACTCTTTGGTTCAAATATATTTGCATAACTTAATCTAACCTTTCCTGTAACTACCTTAGTTTCATTTTTTAATATAGCTTTCATTATTCATCTCTCCTTTTAATTTGCTATCCATAAACTATCCTCTCCACATATAGGGCACTTTGATATAGGGCCACCTTCGCCATCGTACATAAAATATCCACCCTGCATATTCACCCTAAACACAGCATCTTTGATGCTCATTTCTCCACTTTGGTAGGCACATTCTTCACAAACAATATTACCCCTACTAACTCCCGTTTCTTCTATTTCTTTGTCTGATATATTATTCAATAAATCTTTTGGCATTTACATAGCCCCCTATCTAAAAGAAATCTTCTTCAGCTGAATCTAGTTCAGGCCTTTTATCATCTTCAGATACTAAAGTAGGTTTTCCTGGAGGTTTAACAATGAATTTTTCTCCAAGAGTAGCAAATTTCTTCTTGCCTACTACCTTTTCAAGATTAGTAATACCTTCTAAAGCTTTAGGTTTATAAATCTTCTCTTCTGCATAACCTTCTTTTAGTAATACCTGTGCAAGGCCATCTTCATCTTCAATCTTTCTATTTGACCTGCCTTCTACTAATTTAAATCCAGGATACTTGGTGCCTTTTAAAGCTTCATCTAGAGCATAGTCTTGCATTTCCTTGGCCCACTTTTGGATATCAGATGCTTGTCCTAATATTTCAGCTATCTCTTCCACACTTAAAAGTTTGGGGTCCTTCTTAAACTTGTTATACAGCCCTAAGTTCATTTCTGCCCTAGCCTTACAAATCTGTCTTACCTTGCAAAATGTACACCAATCTCCTGGTATGGTTTCTCCTTTCCCTTCATATGCGATATGAGCTTTAGGCTTAAGCTCATTCTCTGCCCATTCTAGTAACATATCTGCAGAAATTGTCCATGAAGATATGTTATTCAACCTAACTTGTGCAATAGTAGTTGTTATTCTTTCAATCCCATATATAAATCCATGCTTTTCATAAGCTCCAAGTGCATAGAGTTTAAGTTGTGGATTCTCTACAGGACTTACTTCTACGCCCTTTCCGAATTTAAGATCAATAATCTCCATCTCACCATCTGCAATTATGATACAGTCTCCAGTACCAAATCCTTCAGGTACATACATACTAAAATCTAATCTTTCTTCTAAAAATATCTTTGCATCTTTTGTTTTTGCTACCGCTTCATGGTAAGTTTCTAGTACATAATTCGTATAATCTTCTACTTCATCAATCATTCCTTCATAAAACATTTCATGTTCTTTAATCTGTTTTATCTCTTTATTAAAAACATTAGCAGTAATTTGCTTTAGCTCTTTTTTAAGCATAAGTTCTGCAAGCTCATGAGCTACAGTACCTTCTGCAGCATATGTACTTTGTGTATCCGGAATTTTTTCATTTAATCTCGCACTTGGTGTACAGTTAAGCCATCTAGCTGCACTTGAAGCACTTAATAGTGCGTGTTTTCTAGCCATTTATAGTTCCTCCAATTCTTTCAACACTGCTGGGAAGTCTTTTTCTTGTAAATCTGTAACTTTCTTAACACCAAATTTATTTAATAATGCTTTGAGTTTTTGAGTATTCCCTTTAGTATTTTTTGATACAAAAGCTTCTCTAATTTGTTCGATAGTGATTTTTTTTGCGGCTCCTTCTGCGTCTTCTAATGTTTCTACTTCTTCTAATTCTTCTACTTCTTCTATTTCTTCTATTTCATCTGTTGCTTCCTTTACAGCCTCTGCCTTTTCATCTGTTGCTTCCTTTACCGCCTCAGCCTTTTTCAGGGGCTCTTTGGATTTATTAAGTATAACTTTCACGTCTTTAAAAGCTTGTGCCATTTGCTCAAAAGATTCAAATTGAAGTGTAATCATTGCCAATGTTTATTCCTCCTTTTTGTTTATTGTAATTTCTTTCATAATTTAGTATAATCGAGTTAAAGGTAATTACATTTTTTACTTTTGTTTGGCTTAGACTTGATCTAAGCCATTTTCTTTTTCATCGATATCAAACGTTACATCCCTCCCGTCATTGATTATTAATATAACTCCACTTTTGTAGCATTCTAAGGCATTTTCTAATGTGAGATTTTCAGTACAATCTTTGTATGTTACCATATTTTCACCTCCTTCATACAATTCCATTAATTTGGTATTTTGCAGCTATATGTAATCTGGTGACTTTGTCCAAACTTTTTAGTCTTTTTAATGTCTTCATATCATCTATGCGTTTCTGCTCTACAGTTTTGAAGAATGCACAGTTGTCGCATTGCTTCTCTTTAAGAGCTGCGCAACCTT